ACCCCGCCGTTAAACCCTGCGCCATAAGGTTTGCGGCGATTGCTTCGTAAGCCTCGACACGGGTTTTTGCGCCCGTTATGTCAATGGTTGTTCCGCCACCACCGCCGGAACCGCCCGCCGGGGGAACCGTTCCGCCGCCTCCGGCTTGGCGTCCCTTATCCAAAATACCCATTGTTTCCAATTCCTTTGCCAACAGGTCGCCGGGGGTGTACGGGTTCAACTGATTGTTCGGGTTACGCATAATTGCGCCGCTTTCGTCCTTAAAAGCAAGGATTTTACCGCCTTTTCCGTCGTCGATATATTCGGGGTTCATACCCTTAATTTTGTCGATTGCTTGCGCTAACAAAACCTTTGTTGCGCTTTCGGGCAATCCCGGTTTGAATTTCAACCCGGCGGTTGCGGTCTGCAATGCACCCTCGATACGAACGCCGAACAACTCCGTTTGGAATTTCTTTTCGGCTTCATCGTACTTGCTTTTGAGGTCGTTAAACTGCGTTGTTACCGCCGTTAAATCGGCTTTCGCCTGTTTCAACTCCTTTGCCGTTTCCGCATCGGTCGCACCGTCGGCAATTGCCTTTTCCAAACGTGCCTTTTCTTTCGTCAGACTGTCGATTTGGGTTTGCAATGCGCTTGCGCTTTCCGCTTTGGTTTTGAACTCGGCGACCACACGTTTTGCGTAATCAAACGTCTTTTCGGTTCCGTTCTTTGCGATACCGGACGCCGCCAAAATATCGGCATCCAATCCGCCGTAAATTTCGCCCGTCTTTTTGGCGATAACGCTATTTTCGTCGTTGGCGGACAATGTTGTAATTGCCGCAATTTGTTCGTCCGTCAAACCGGACAAAGCCGCATTTGCAATTAAAATTTCTCTCGTTAACATAATATTCTTACCCTTTGAATTAATTAAGTGCGATTGCTGCTACTGCTCCGCTGTTTGCGTTAATAATATCAATTGTGTATTTTGGGGAATCCCCGGTTGTGTCAACCAACCAACTAACAACACGTGCATGGCTGATTTTCTTTTCAACCTCTTTTGTTACCAAAATGACGTCGGCAATTGTTCCGCCCTCAATACATTCAATCAACTTTTTCTTTGTGTCGCCATCCAATGCGGCGGCGGTTGTTGTTACTTCAATAACCAAATTGTCCTGCTGTGCAATCTGTGCCATAATCGTATTTTTAATAGTTTAATACTCTGTTACTTTTTCGCTCCGGGTTTGTCCTCGGCTTCTGCCTTTGCCTTTGCATCGGCTTTGGTTTCTTTGGCGGGTTCCGCCGGGATAACTCCCGCCGCTTTCAATTCCGCCAAAATTTCAGCCTTTAACGCCGCTTTTTCCTCGGCTTTGGCTTTCGCCTCGGCTTCTGCCTTTGCCTTTGCATCGGCGGCGGCTTTTTCCTCGGCGGCTTTCTGCTGTGCGGCGGTTCGTGCCGCTTTTTCCTCGGCTTGCGCCTTGACGTACTCGTTGGGGTCGTGCAATACGGTAATCGTGTAACCCTGTTTTTTCAGTGCGTCCAAAATGCCGTTTTCAAAGGACTTTTTGCCGAACTTTTGGATACGGGGAACGGATAAGCGTTTGCCCGTTTCGCTGTCAAACTTGCGTACCTCAATAATGCAATGATACAAATGTTGTTCGTTGCTCGGTACAATGTAATTTTCGGGGGTGACGTCGGTAATTGCGACGTCCTTTGTTTTACCATCGTTTACTTTTACTCTCATAACTTTAATTTATTTATTAAATTTCCAAATATAACTACTTAACATTGTGTTCATTTGCGTAATCATTAAATTTACTTGTTATTACTGAAATCTTTTTGTCGAATGGTATTTGCGTTCCAAACTCCAAAATGTTTGTATTCTCCCGTTCAAACCTGCGGACAAAGTTAGCGAAATTCAACTTTATACGCAATTCATTCTCCGGGATTAAGTTACGCCCGTACAAATCCAATACCTCGTTCCGGGTCAAATGGCGGTACGGCTCCAACTCTGCCAATATCAACATACGTTGCAATTGGGTTGGGTTGTTCCGGTACTCCGTTTCGATAATCCGATTTTGTAGGGCGTCCAATTCTGCCTCACTTGCGCCGCTTTCCTTTGCCAACTTGTAACGGTTCCGCAACTCGCTTGCGTCGTACAAATAGAACTCCGTGCCGTAATTGACTTTTGCAGATACGAACATATTGCCGTATCGCAATCGGCAAACCGTTTCATCGACGAACTGTTGGGCGGCTTCAAAGCCTTTTTTCACTCGGTTTAATACCGTGCTTTGGCTCTCAAATGCGGCTTTAACCTGTTGTTCGTTGAATGCCTCCCGTTGGGTTACTTCCTCGTTTTGTCCGACGACGGCGGTAATAATGTTTTCCCGCAATCGCTTTTCTTCCTCAACGTTATAATCCAAACTTGTACGGTCAACGGTCAACATTTGTACCGGGTTCCGCAAATCGGGTTGTTTGTCCCCGTCCGGTATCGGTATTTCAACAAAGGAACCCGCCCCGGTAATCCGTTTGTCGCCGCACTTGGGGCAACGCATCAATAACCCGGCTTGGTCTAACCTGTAATACCCTTGTTTGTCTTTCAAAAATCCACCGTCGCAATAATCGCCGTTTTCGGCGTTTGTAAAATCGCACGATTGTTCGTAACCGGAATATATCGGGTACGCCCCGTACATATCCAAATGCCGCTTCGATATATGGAAAAACAAAAACCAATCCAACGCCTCCAATTCTTTTGTTAGCGGGGATTGTTTAACGTCCGGTTCTCGCAAATTCATTGGCTCGTTCCAAAAGAAACGGGCGGGGCAATAGCGCAAATCGTGTGGGTTATCAACCAATAATTCGCCTATGTTGCCGCCGTCGTCCTCTGCAAATACTCTGTATCGTTCATCGTCAATAACTGCAATACGTTTATCGGGTTGGCGGAAAATTATCCAATCCATAACCCCGGTTGTCCGGTTTGCCTCAAAGGTTATGACGCTTTCGATAGGTAGCCAATAAAAATACGGGGTCGGGTATCGGTCGGCGGGGTTTTGCTCGGCGGGCAAATCAACTATTAAGACGCTGTTTATTTCCGTCTTGAAAAACTCCCAACCTTTCGTGCTCCAAATTTCCGGCTCCTTTAATACATCTTGGCGGTAATACTCCCAATCGTCCCGTTGTTCCGTGTTTTGAAATTGATAGTTGAACGCCGGGTTACGACCGTCGAAAATACGGCTTAACTTATCAAAACAAATGCCCGTTACCTCGTTGGTACGAACGGGGTAACGGAACAATGTTTTGAAGATTTTGAATTTATCGTGCGGGATAAGATTTTGAACCCATGCCAAAAAATCGGTCGTGGGTAAACACATTAAGGGCGTTACGTTGGTTTGGGCGTGAAATTTAATGCGGTTTTGGTGTATGACCGCTTTATTTATCGTCGCCTTTTTCCTCGGTTCCGTTATTTCCTTTCGTATGCGTTTTATATCTAATCCCATTTTCTTTGCTAAATTCAAAAGGTGTTTTTTCGGGCAACTGCCAACCGCCATTGTTAGGCATCCGCAACAGGCGTTCGGCGTGGTTAATCTCAAATTCTTCGGTCGTGTTAAGGGTCGGACACTCCAACACGACCTTTGTAACTTTCGCCGTCATTACTCTTGTGCGGGTTTCAAATCCGTAAGCGGGTTAAACGCCGGGGCAACAATCGCCAAATCGTCCGACCAATTCGGCAAAAACGACCATTGTATTGCGTTGCTGTCCGGGGCTTCCAATCCGCCCAACGTCTTATCGCCGATAAACAACGAACGTATCGGTATCGGGTAATATGTATCGTCGGCACTCCCCTTGATTGCGCCGATTGCGCCGTTTTCGTCGAAAATGAAGATACCCAAATTGTCGCCCCAACTTTCGCATTGCATTTCTTTTAATGCCTTGATAACCTCCTGCGGGGCTTTGCGGATAACTCCGGTAAACGGGGTTGGTTCACGTCCAATAATTTCTTCGACGCCTCCCAACGTTTCGTTACCGCCTCCAAAGGTGCGGGCGGCTCCCGCCTCGGCGGTCGGGGCTTGGATATACGGCGAAACAACTATTTTCGTGCTATTCGCCGCCGATAACAGGGGCGTCCACGACGCTAACGCCGTAATCGCTTTTTCACTCGTAAAACTGTTTTTGCTTCCGTCGTCTTTCAAAAGACGTTGAAAAGCCACTTTCTGAACCTGTCCGAAACTTTCCGAACACTTAATTGCGGGTACATCGGGCAACGCCCCCGCCGGACATTTACAAATCATACTTCTTTGTTTTTAACGTTAAAAATATTATTACTTTCTCCGGGGCTGTCCCTTTGCCCTCTCGTTTCGGTTACAAAGTTATAAACTTTTTCCCGGATAATCTTGCATATCTCAAAAATATTGCTAATTGCGTCGTCTTACGCCTCGGTTTGCGTGTGCGTATGGCTGTATATTGCCGTCCGCAATCTCCTTTTCATATATCCCGGTCAATCCGTCCTCCGGGTCGTCGTGCGTATTGGCTCCGAAATTGCGCAAAAATCCGGTTACATGGTCGTAAACGGCTTTGTACCGGGTTTCCCAACCGAACGGCATAATTATATGTTGATTAACCATTGCGGACGCTGTTATTATCCGGCTTTCCTTGTTGCCCCCTTGATAAAACGGGTCGGTAATCGCCCGGACTTTCTTTTTGATAACCTTTTCATAACCAGCACCACCGTTGTTGCTCTCAACCCACGCTTTTTGCGTCCCGTTCCGGTTAATCATCGCCGGGACGGTTACGGTTGTAACGTCCGTATTTTCGTCCGTCATTTCCATATCTGTAATAAGGGCAAACAATATCGGCTCCATGCGCTTTGTTTTCTCGTTGAAAAACAGATTGTCGGACTTATACACGTCATACGTTGCGGCAAACAACAGGTCGTCGCCCTCGTCGGCAACGTCAATGTATGCGCCGGAACGAATGTACGTGCCGTAATCGGATTTTTCGACCCACGTTTTGAAAGGTTGGTACAATCGACCCTCGGCGGAACCGGGGTTGCCTTGATAGAGGCATTGAAATTGTACCGGGTCTAATGCTTTTTGCGCTTCCAACTTTTGCTTACTATGTCGGCTTTCCCATAATGCCGCCCCCGGTTCCCGTGGGTCTATCTCGGTCGGTTCCCCGGTTTTCAATCCCTCAAAATTTATGCGCACCCACGCCCCCGGCGTTACGTTCTCTAAATCCGCCCAACACTTAACATCAATAATCGTTTCGCCGCTCTTTTCAATGCGCCCTATCAAATCGTCGTCGTGCCAACGGGTAAATACAATCAATTCTTGACTATCGTTGTGTAAACGGGTGCGTACAACGGTCGTGTACCATTTCCACGCCGCCGCCCGTACTATCGGGCTGTTACCCTCGGCGTAATCCTTATACACGTCGTCCAATATCGAAACGTCCACGGTTTTAGACGTCAGCGAACCGCCACGACCGACGACACGCAACGACCCCTTACGCCCGACCATTTCGATAACATCGGAATTGCGCAAATAGGTATTCGCCATTGTTACGACGTTCGACCCATTCAAGTACGTGCCGGGGAATAATTCACGATACCGGGGCGTGTCGATTATTCGTTGAACGTCCCGGTTAAAATCCCGTGCGATTGTCGCCGCATACGAACCGATACATATTTTGCGGTCGGGGTCTAACCCCAACATAAATGCGGGTAATTTGCGGCTCGACCCCTCCGATTTGCCATGTTGCGGCGGCTGTTGTACAATCATCTTTCGTATTTTGCCGTGCGCAAACTTATCCAACAGGGTATAATATACAACGTGAAACGGTTCCAATACCAAATCCGGTTGCATATACCGGGCAAAGTTGATAAGACGTTTACGGGCGGCGGCTCGCACCAATTCGCCGGGGTCTGCCTTGATTGCCTCGTACATCTTCAATAATTCCTCGTTACTCATGGTCGTACAATTTTATCGGGTGTAACTATCAATTCGCCGGGCTTTTTCGGTATCCAAT